TGAAACCAGGACAGGAATCGGCAGAGGACGCAGCCCCACCGCTTGCCCTGAGTTTGGGCAATGCCCGCAGCGACCGACAGGCTCTGGCCGGGATCGCCGCCTCGAAGCGTGTTCAGGCCTTCATCGAGCCAGATGAGCCAGTTGGTAAGGTAGATACGGAGGTATGTGAACATGCAAGCCTCGCGGACAGGAGGGTGCTCCATTGCGGAGCAGGCTTACACTCAGCGCCGATCATACCACATCAGGGGCCGTTCTCGCCAACTCCTAGCAGGGGCAGGCGCGTTATGTGGAGCGGGGGCGCAACCGTCGATGGTGCTGGGGAAGCCTGAGCGCCCTGGTAGTAGACCATATAGCGGACATCAATCGGCCCCCTCGGCGGAAGGGTCGTAAACATACTCGATGGGATCGGCGGGAAAACGTTCGCAGGCGTAGGCCCCCGCTGCCACGACTGGTAGTAGGCAGGGTTCCACGGCCCCTTCGGCACCTCGGCCCACGGCGGGATCGGGATGATGAAGTTGTAGTTCGGCACCCTCGGGGTATTACGGGAGTCCTGATAGAACGCCCAGTTGTACTTACCCCTGGGCACGTCGAACATGCCCTGCTGCATCGCAGGTTGCCTGTCGATAGGACGGGGTCCCCGCTGCCACCCGAGGTAGTCGAACATGCCCCAGGGATCACGAGCCCAGCGTACACGACCCTCAGGCATCGTCGTCCATGTGGGTGTGACACCGCCTGCCGCAGGCGTGTAGGTGATCCTGATCTGTCCACCACCCCCAGAGCCACCAAAACCTTCCATCCCGCTTGCACCACCACCACCACCACTACCGGCTATAGCACCATTGCCGCCTGCATTAGTTGAACCAGCACCACCGGCTGCGCCGCCCGCACCATTAGCGTTGGCGGTACCGTTAGCCCCTGCCCCTGTTGTACCAGTAGCACCAGAACCACCGCTACCATTATCACCGGAACCACCACTGCCCCCAAGACCGCCATTACCACCTGATCCAGTAGTACCGTTATTACCAGCGCCTGATGGGCCTGCCGCCCCACCACCGCCGCCACCAGTGAAGATATTAGCCCCACTGCCTCCTGTACCACCAGTTGAACCTGTTCCAGTAGTAGCAGTACCGCCGCTCCCACCAGCACCACCATTGTCTGCGCCACCACCACCACCGGAAGCTGCTACAAGAGGAGTCGCGCCGAAACTGGTATTGCCGCCAGGACCCCCATTAGTAAAACTAACAAGGTCAGGTGCCCCTGCCGCACCAATAGCAATTGTTTGGCTACCTGAAAGCCCTGTCTGGTTGCTTACCGTTGCGTAGCCACCACCGCCACCACCACCGCCAGCAGAACCTGCGCCACCGCCGCCCGCACCACCACCACCAGTCGTCTCGATCTGGTTAGTATTGGTCCAGTCGCCAGGGATATTGTACGAGGTGCCACTCGTCAGGATGACGACAGTCATGATGGCACGCTCGGGTTAGAACGGGTTCTCGGACCACGTGCAGGAGATGGTGTAGGGCTGCGTCGGAGCGGTTGAGGCGCGGACGGACCAGCCAAGGGCAGCAGCTACACCACCAATAGCCAGTACTACCTCATCAGGCCTTGCGACCCAACGATAGACGCCACCGTTGCCGTTGACTGCGAGCGGCACAAGCGGCTGCGTACCGATGGTAGGCTGCCCGGTCCATGCCGTACTAACCGTCACTGTTGATGCTGGCGCATAAGCAGGGTTCAACGGCTGCGGCGTCAGTGGGCTAGTACCAGTAGTCCCTGCTGTAGTGATCGCATAGATGTTGATACAAGACGCTGACGAGGCAGTAGCCATGCCAGAGACGGAGAACTCAATCAACTGGATGATACGGCTCGCCGTAGGGACAATAGTGAAGATATCATTCGCGGTGCTAGAGACCGAGAAGTTCAGCTGAGATACTGTATAGAGGGACATGACAGGCTCCTAATTGCTTGATAGAGCGTAAACGACCTGGACACCTGTGGAAGTCCCGGTAGACATATTGAAGGTTAGCGACTCGCTGATGTTCGTCTGCATCCACCCAAGGTCAGAGTAGGGCAGGACAAAGCCACCATTGGCGGCAAGGGGCATAAGAGCGCTGATGTCAGAGGTCCCGTTGGACTGGAACTTGACACTGTTGGTGGCGCTTGTTATTACACACACCTGGGATACGATAATCCTATAGCCTGCAACAGCGGCGACGATAGTAGTATTCCCACTCGAAGTAGGAGTAGCAAAACCGTACTGAGCCAGCAGGTTGATAGTCACTTGTTAGCCTTCTCAAGCTGGGCATGCGTGTCAACGGTTACGTGCATGGTGGGAGACCAGCACTCGATGTAGCCGTCTTCACGCACACGAAGTACGGTGAGCAGGATGCCCTTCCATAGGACCTTGTCGCCAGCCATATGGAATTGGGCGACTTGAGGCTTTGCCTTGGACATCACGCACCTCCAGCACTAATCGGGCGGAACTTGACCGTCTTGAGGACAAGGAAGATCGACCCCACGGGGGTGGTTACGGTCTGGTCAGCCAGGATGACGGTCATGATGATCTTCCCGGTTACACCAGCACCAGCATTGTTCTGGAAGCCGCCCCACATTGCCGCCTCGATCTTGCCCCGGCCATATAGTTCAGCAATTGCTACTGGGGTAGTTGCGTCCCAGTAGAGCTGGACTGTAATGCCGTCAGAGATGGAGTAGTCAATATGATCGAGCCGCAGTAGGGTAGCCAGAAAGGACCCCGACATTCCGGGGTTCATACTGGTAAGAAGAGAGGGGTCCAGGATGGTCACTGCCGTAGGCAGCGTTGCCATCGAGAAGTCCCCTGTCGTCTTGGCTACCGTATTGCGGGGGCCGTCATCCAGGATTTGTGTAGCGACGGCGAATGGCATCTTAACGCTCCTTCTGTGCGTTCAGGAAGTCGAACGTCACCGTCTTGATAGCGGCACTAGAAGTCTGTACGCCTAGGGTAGGAGATAGCACAGCAGTCGGTAGGGAGGGCGCAGTAATACGAGCTACTGCACCAGCATTCTGTGGACCATTCGTTGTACCGATGTTCGACTGTGGTACGAAGCCCACGAGCTGGTTGTCCACGTACGCCAACACATCCCCTAGGCGGGTAATGTAGAACGCGAGGTCAAGCTGCTGCCCAGCCGCCGTGAAGGTATATGCCGCCGCAGGGATCGTCACTGAAGTGAGGACACTCGTATGCATACTGTTGATCGTGAGGCCAGTACCACCAACCCACGAGAAGTACACACCATCCACGATAGCTGTGAAGGGGGTTGTGTTCGCGCTAATCAGACCGGCGAGGATGTTGGTCGTAGCCGGTGCCGAGGCCGTAGTAATACGAGTCTCGAAGAACACCTTCTTAGGCTGCGAGTTTACGGTGAAGGAGGGCGTGACTACCTGAATAGTCTCGACCGCACTCGATACACCCGTGGTTGTGAATAGGCCTAGCCCACCGTCACCAGAGGTAGCGGCAAAGCTACCTGTACCCGTAATGGTGTAGGTGTTACCTGTCGTGAAGGAGAAGGCCTGATCGAACTCATCGAAGAACTGGTGGTAGAAGGCAGGATTGCCGTTCCCACAGTCCGCAAGCGGCTGGAATACCTGATCGGTCGTACCGCCCGAGGGAGTACGGATTGGAGGTTGAGATGCTACGATAGCCATGATGGCTCCTTAAATGTGGGACTTACCAGCCTTGAACGGGTGCGATAGTGTTTTCGCGCCAAGCCCTGGTGCAACATTCTTGACGGGGTTAGCCGTCATGGGACGTGGGACATCAGCCGGGGGTACGGTGAAGCCCTTCTTCTGCATCTTCATCCTGAACGGTTCAGAGTTAGGACTACCGATTGCATCCATCTTGTGACTATTGCCGCTCATCGTCCTCTCCCTTTAGATTTTCGGGCAGTAGATAAAGCAACGGCCACCGCTTGTTTATTCGCAGTGGCCTTGCCAAACTTCTTCGCAGTGTGGGCGAAGGTCTTGCCCTTGTGGAACTCAGAGATGTTCGATGAGATGGTCTTCTTCGATTTCCCTTTCTTCAGTGGCATGACCTTCTCCTACTTGGCGTATCCCTTACGCATCTTGGGGATGCCCACCGGCTTACCGGCAGGCTTCACCTTATCCTTAAGGGGCTTGGCCTTGTTGTGCATCGCCTTGGCCTTCGTGACAGGAACTTTCTTCTTCACGGCCCATTGCTCCCGAAGAGACCACGCGGGTCGGTCCAGAGGAACGAGTAACGCTCGCGGCTCTTGGCCTTGGCATTGCCCGTATCGAAGTCGTTGTCCTGTTCGAACGTGATGGCGACACGCTGATACATCTTCATTCCGTCAGGACAGTTCGTGCGGATGAACCATGCGTGAGGGGACGTGAAGTAGTGGTTGACGTGGATGCCACCAGGGATCGAGCCTTCGGCCTTGATGACGTTGATGTCGTTATTGGCCGTGCCGGACTGGAACACAGACTTCATGATCCGGTTGGCGTTGAACCATTCCTGACGAGGGACCAGGAGCGACTGAGGCATGATGTTGATCAGGTTGCCTACGTCATCCGTAGCACCCATGATCTGAACGATCAGGTCTTCCAGCGAGGCCTCCGACAAGTCTGCACCAACTGCGAGCATGTTGCTAAAGGTGCCGCCCGAGGTATTCGGGTGCGCCGTGTTCAGCAGGCTAACACCGTCACCACCCTGGAACTGCACACCCGAGGTGAAGGCGTTGTTGTAGATGTTCGCTGCAACGTTCTCCTTGGTCTGGCGGAAGCTAAACGCAAGGCTTGCGGCCCGACGCTTGCTCACCTTCTCGTAGAGGTTGTCCTCCAGCTCTTCCTGCGTCACGATATAGCCGAGGCTATACGCGAGGTGGACGTACCGCGTGATGAAGCCTTGTACTTCGGACTGGTAGATCGTACCAGCGCCTTCCGGCTTGACCGACGCGAGACCGAACCCGATGACCTGGACGTCTTCCTCGTAGTTCATGTGGGACGAATCCTGCATGAAGAGGTGCGGCCATTCTTCCTGGTGTTCCGCGTACGTACGACCCCACCACGCCTTGATTCCCGGCCAGAGCGCCTTGGGGTGTGCGCCTGTGGTGATGATACCGCCAATTCCTGGCATGATAGTCTCCTATTACTGGCCGGTAGTACCGGACGCGACGTTGAGGAAGTGCGTGTTGAACTTCACAAGCAGCGGCATATTCACACCGAAGCTAACGTTCACGCGGTAGGGGATGCTTACGACCTTCAGAGGCGCAGTCGCAGAGGTCACCAGAGTGTCCACTACGGTTGCCGACACCGGGCCGAACGAGGTTGCCGGTGCAGTCGGGAAGAACGTAGTGTTCGACTCAACTGTGTTGGAGGCTGTGCAGGCGAGAGAAGCCGATCCCTGAATCTCAAAGATCAGGTTCGGGTCATCTGCGATCCACACATAGTAGTCGTGAGTCTTGACGGCAGGGACCGACATGACGTTCAGGTTGACGTTCTGGCCTTGCGCATTGTTGGCACCAGCGCCTACGGGCGCTACTTGCACGCCGACGATAGGGCCAATGAAGGCACCGACGTTGGCAGTGCCGGAAGCACCATAGCCAGTGACCGAGACGCCGAGCGGGAAGCCCGTCACATTCGGGACACCCAGGCTATCCGACCCGACCGTACTACCGTTGGCAGTTGCAGTAACAGCCTGCATGATGTCGCCAATGTAGTAGGCAATGGTGTCGGTGGACTGG